TTTTATCGTGGAATAACAGATTACAAGATAACTTCTTTTATCAAGTATACAGTTATGTAATTAGATCAAAAAAAGCATTAACAATATACAAACAGTTTGTAGATGACTTATTACATCCAGCTGGTACAAAAATGTTTGGTGAATATACTCAGACGAGTAATGTATCAGTAGGTACATCTGTTGCTAGTAATGTTTCAACCAAAACAAGTGCATTTACATTTGACTCCGTTGCACTTACATTTGATTCTAGTAACACCACATTTGATGCTTTTTAATATAAATAGAAACAAGGATTAGAAATGGATAAATTCACAGAAACATTAGATAAGTTAAGATTATTTCCTAGATTATTCATAACAGTTTATATTTGGATGTTTTATGATGTAGTACAATGGTTTATGGCTTTGCCTGCACCAACAAATCAACAAGCTGGTTTAGTTTCAATTATAGTTGGAGCTGGTGCTGCTTGGTTTGGATTATATGTTAGGAGTAAATAATGGCTAAACAAACAGTTGATTTAGGATCATCAGCTAATGACGGTACTGGTGACAGTATTCGTTCTGGTGGTGATAAAATAAATGATAACTTTACAGAAGTTTATAACGCTTTAGGTAATGGAACAACTATAGCAGCAAACACTGGAACTTTAGCTTCCAATGCTTATCTTATATCTTCATACCAATCTAATACTCAAATAACAACAAGATTAAATACTTATGCTTTAGTTGCTAATGTAGCAGCTTTAGCTGCACTAGCAAATACTAACACAGCAATAGCAGCAAGAGCACAAGTTGCAAATGTTGTAACATTAGCTGCATTAGCTAATACAAATAGTGCAATAGCTAAAAGAGCAGAAGTAGCAAACGTAGCTAGTTTAGCTGCATTAGGAAATACAAATTCAAGA